CAGTACGATGTAGCCCGAACTTGGACAGGATCTTGAACCGCCGCGCTTGGTCTGTGTAGATCGTCTTGACATAACCAAGGTTCATGGTACATACGCGGTTGATCTCAGCGTGAGTGAGCCTATCAATGCGTGTGTCCTAAGTGCAAAAACCCTTATTGGGATAGACCTAGACGCGATTCACAGAAGAAGAACTAACACACACAAGGTAGGTGCGCTCTTGAATTCACAAGGCCTAATTCCGTACTCTGCTGCATCAAAGGGATAAGGGGGTCGTATGTCCTCAAATGGTACAACCAAGAAAAGGGTAACAGATTACGATTGGCCCGCTTTGCTCGCTGAATTCCTTACCCAGCCTACGATGTCTATTCAAGATTTCGCAGAGTTCAAGGGTGTACCGTTCTCCACTGTCAAGAATCACAGCGATAAGAAAGGCGATTGGATAACCAAGCGTAATCAGCATTACAGAGAGATCCACCAACTCACTTTCGATCGTATCGCAGGCATCATTGCCGAAACTCGTGCAGATGACATCTCATCTTTCAGAGCACTAGAAGAACGCCTGCAGGCCGTTGTCCTCAAATCGCTTGAATTGCTATTCCCGCCAGAAGATGCACCGCTTGAGGCCGTTCTAGCAGCAACCGCACGACTCGAGGAAATGTCAGCGGACAAACTAAGCACGATCATAAACACCGGCATGAGAACGCTAACCGAGACAGGCAGGCATCGACGTCTATTATCTGGACAAGCAACCGCCATTTTCTCGCGTGCTGAATTGCCCGATATTGAGCTTCCTATCCCGCTGGAAGAAGCTAAAATGTTGGAATTACGCAGCAGATTAGCACAACAAGCCCTCAACGCTATCGACAACGGGCAACCGCTTGACGTGGAGTACACCGTGGCAGAATCGCCTGAGATCGCCGGAGATCCTGACCCCGTGGCCAGTTCCGCCGGTTCGCCTGGAGTTCGCCGCCACAAAGAATAGCCGTGTATACGTTACTGGATAAGGTATACACTCGATTTCGCCAACTCACTCATAGCCAAGCTCGCGGTACAGTATCGCCCTGAGGTAGGCGGCTTTCGTTAGTTCGCCCTCCTGTATTCGCTTGGATAGCAAGTCTTCAACTATTGGGCACACTCGGAACGTGAGAAGGACAGAGTTCGCCTTATCGCTATCCTGTAGGGGTATACATGCCGGTTCGCCCTTGTGTATACGTGTAGGGGTGGCCGGTTCGCCTGTTTCAACCCGTGAAACGATCTGTGACGCTTGCGCCATTCTCTCTTTCTTCAAGCAAGCAGTACACTTGCCGTATTGCTTCTCTACTGTAGACAGGATGGGAGCTTGACATACCTTGCAACGTGTAGCCATACTTCACCAACTCCATTGTATACGTGATGGCATCGAGTATACAGTGCGATAGCCAAAGAGAAAAGGGCGTCCAGTGCTGCAGACGCCCCTGATCTCCCCTCACTAGCAAGCGTAGGGATTCTCCTCACTGAACACGATGAACATAGCTTTGGGGTCAATGCCGTCATACTCGCACGCCTTGAGCCAACGCTCTCGATAGGATAGAAGCACGATCTCTACGGGTCCGTCTGTCATTGTCTTAGGCATTGTCTTCCTCCTCGTTGTTGTTGCCCTGCAGCCTGGCCAGTACCACAGCCAGGCTAGCGCGTTGCGTCGCTGTCATAGCTTCGACGTGTACTTGGTTGTTCACGATGTGAAGCACCTTCCTAGCGTGATTGATCGCTCGCCGTTTAATGCTTCTGCGATGTGCTCCCATGTTGAATGGGTGCAGAAGGATCCAGTTCCATTTAATGCAGGGGGACTGAGCTCCTCGCCAAATATAGAATAGCGTTGAACTCTGGCACATATAATCTGGCCATCGCCTAGGCAGTTGACTGTCTTTGCTTCTTCCCTTGCTCGTCGTGCTGTCCACTTCTGAGTCATATCCATCACCTCACTGTTAGATGTACCATCATAGCGAATCCCTATAGGGTAATACTAGGGAACAGTGTCACCTTTCTATCTGGACACGTGTCACTTAATGGGCAGTGTGTGACATGGATGAGCGGATGAGCCTAGGCGACACGGATGAGCCGAGCCGAGCATGCCGAGCATGTCACACAATCAAACGGATGAGCGGATGAGCGACACGGATGAGCGCATGCCGAGCGCATGCCGGCACCGGGATCGATGAGCTGTTCGGATCCCGTATGGCCCCGATTGCACGACCAACGGGAGAGGGGGGAGGTTGCTCAAGATTTTCTGGTAATAATTTGAAAAGGGCATGCTCAAGATTTTCTGCTCCCAGTTTCAAAAGTGCCAATTCGAAACATCTTTTAATCCTAGCTGGATTTCTTTTGGAGGGGGGGGTGCCATTTTTTATTTCTGAAATTTCCAGCGAACTTGCATCACCTGAGAGTTTCTAGTAGGATAGGTGCATGGCCAAGAAGGAAGTGCGGACAGACGGAGATGAAGACACAGGCAGGTATTGTCCATGCAGCAGGATCCCTAAGAGCTGGTGGGTGAAGTTAAGGTACAGGCCACGAGATGTGAGGATGAAGAACTGTCGGACTGACGATGATTGATAGGAGAATGAAGATGAAAGTAGAGATTCTGCGTGAAGCTGGATTTGAAGAAGCACTGCTGGGGATATCTCTGAGCTACAACAGTGGTGGAGATATGAAAGTGGTTGCTGACAAGCTGGTAAAGAGAGGCGGGAGTCATTCGAAGTTTCTCGAGAGCATTGCAGTGTGGCTGGATATCGAAGCTCCTCGATATTGGTGGCAGCAATTTGCTACATATCGTATTGGGACATCTGCTCAATCAGAATCTACGATGCACACGCTGCTTGATGGAGAGCTCACTGAAGATAACTTCTCGTGTGAGGTACATGATGTGTATCTTGACATCATCAACGCAGTGATCAAGGCAGGAGATCTTGCCCATGCGAAAGGACTTCTTCCTGAGTCCTTCCTACAGCGGCGGATTGTCTGCACGAACTACATGGCGTTGAAGCGGATGATCCAGCAGCGACGGCACCACAAGCTGATAGAATGGCAGATATTCTGTACTCAAGTTGTGATACAGGCAGAGCATCCAGAGTTTCTTGAGGTGGCGAAATGATTCTTAACGACAGACAGATCCACGAGTTGTGCATGTTTTCAGACGATCCAATGATCAAGCCATTCCTATCTATGCAGGTAGGCAAGCCATCGTTCGGCTTGGGCTCCTTCGGTTATGACCTAAGACTAGGAAGTAATTTCCTTCTGGCATCACGGATTGACATCATCGCTGACCCGATCGATTACGATTCGAATCTATGCCATGTTCTCAAGCGCGAGGACGAGTTTATCCTGCATCCTGGACACCACGTCCTAACTGAGTCCGTGGAGACGTTTAACATGCCTAACGATGTCTGTGGAGTGTGCTGGGGCAAGTCGTCTTACGCTCGTTGCGGGCTTTTGGTGAACGTAACGCCGCTGGAGCCTGGATGGAAAGGAATTCTGACTCTTGAGTTGGCGAATGTGTCTCCGAATCCGATTCGATTGCATGTCGGCAAAGGGATCGCACAGGTAGTCTTCTTCCGAGGCGAGAGGCCGGATCGAACGTACACTGAGAAAGAGAGCGGCGGCATATATCAGAATCAGATTGGAGTTACAGTTCCGCAGTAATGAAGCACGAACCAGCCTCACCGTAGCTGCGACATTCCTCGATGTGGTGTTGGGGTGGGGCTGGTAGTAGAATGCGAACGACGGCGGTGTGGAAGGACACGCTGAACCCATAATGAGCTGTGTGCTGGTGACTGGGATGTCAGCTAAGACGTAACGATATTGACGGTTAGCGACCGCAAGCATGTACAGTAAGCAGGTATCAATCCCTGCCCGTCGTTTGCATTTCCATCCTGATCTTGCTATGTTTGTGTGTGGAAAGGCAGCACCGCTTCAACGCATTACCTCCTTGATTCGAGAGGCGCACCTGGGACTTAGGCCCCTGGGTGCGTTTCTTTTGAGTTGCATCACCTCGGAGTTTATCATATACTTCCAAGAGAGGTGATTGGCGATGGCCGATAAAGTAATTGAGAGGCAAGAACTTCAGTGTCATGCCTGTGGCAAATACGTTCAATTCGACATCGATCTATCTTTGAATGGGAATCATGTGCTTAACTGTCCGAACTGCGGTCATGAGCATTGCTTTGTATCAGGCGTGGGCGAACACCGTAGGAAGCTCATGAGGCATCAACAAGAAATGAGCAGGACCATCGTGGGGAATCCCAAACCAAACGGAAGAAACTTGAGTTTAAGTTGTCGGGCGGTGGGCTCCTGCTCGCTGAATATGGAGGATAGATGACTGAGAAAAACGCTGGCGTCGTGCGCTCAAGGAACAACAAAGAGAGATCGTTCGCGCCTGTTACAGCTGAATCGATGCGACAGCGGATGACGATTCGAACGAACAAGCAACTCCAGTATGTGTTGGCGAGGATCGGCAAGGCGGCTAAGAACAACTGTGGTCGAGTGAGGTGCCATCCTGACGAGCTTGATGCAGCGTCTAGGGCATTCCTCACTGATGATCTTGGATACGTCGTTACGTTCATCACTGAGAAGGACAAGTACGAAGTGCGATGGGCGGGATCAGCGGACGACGATGAAGAGAATGTTGATGTAGAAATCGATCCAGGTTTTGCGGAGGGATGATGAGTAGAGACACAGACCAAACGCTCGACAATCTGAAGGATGAAATCGGAGAACTCGATGACAGGATTTCTGATCTTGAAAACTACAACTACACTCTGAAAGAGCGCGTTGCAGAACTGGAAGCAGAAGTTGGAGAGAGGGATGCACAGATAGCACAGATGGAGGGCTCATGAGTGAAGTGAAGCACATGGACATCAGGGAATTCAAAGAGAAAGGGTATCTCCAGGAAGCGAACAGGAGATTCTTCCATCCTCTCGGATTGGCATTGGTCGTCTCCAGGAATGATAGCGACGGGAGCATGGAACTGTTCGGGATACAAGATTCAAGAGACGATCCAGAAGGCATCGTGTTTGATGAGTTCGACGTCGCTCTGGCGACTAGCGTGTCGTGTGACATGCTGGCAAGGGCTGAATACCGCGGCAAGCTGCCCTATTGCAACAATGGTGGAGTACAGACGGAGAACGCATCATGAAGATAGCGAAAGAGATTGCGGAGCATATCGAAGACCGGCAGTGCCCGGGGGGAGAGATGTCGGCAGCGATGCTTGAGAACATCGTAGCGGCGAAGCTGGAGCCTGTGAAGAAGGCGCTGAATGATCTGATTGAAACCTGCACAAGCAGTGATGTGATGGAATTTGGCGAGACACCGGACAGAGAGGCAATTAGAGGTGCGCAAGCCGCCCTTGCGCTATTCGAGGACGAATGCGATCACGAATGGGTGGACGCAACAAACGAGGTTGTATCTGGCGGAGAGGTCTGCGTGAAGTGCCATGCTATCCGCGCCACGCACGAGGAGGATTTATGAATCTTCCTGACGGCGTAGCATGTGGCCATCGAGCGTGTCTGTCGCACAAGACGTATCCATGCCCGTTCTGTGGCAGGATTGCCGGCAGAGAGTTGACGACATCGGAGAGGGTAGCGAAGGCCGTGCTGGATACGTTCCCTGGTTCTGGTGGTAGAACAGAAGAGGAATGGTTCGCTGCGTGCGTTGAGCTCATAACTCCGATCGTTGATGGTGCCGACGCAGAGCAAGGGATTGACGTAAGCGGCTTCTCTTCATCAGCGGCAAAGAGATCAGTACCGATAACTCTCAAGATTGAACCTCGTATTGAACCGCGTCCATGGCTATGTATGCCAGCACGAAAGAACTATCTCAAGGCTGCATGGGAGTGTATTAAGTTCCCGTTCAGACTCGTAGCGAACTTTCTGACAGCGATGGGGCAGGTCAAGTAATTGCATCACCTCAGAGAATGTAGTATGATTGCGGAACAAGACTTTAGGAGGCAACATGAACCTGTCAGACGAAACACGGAAGAACTTGATCGAGGAACGCAGCAAGATTGATGCGTTGTTGGGAGATGTGCCTACGCTTGAATGCAAGCTAGGCCGTCCAGTGTTGGTGACTACGGACAAGCGCGGGGTGTTTTTCGGGTATGCAGACGACACATCTGGAGATCCTATCGTGCTGTTGAATGCACGCAACTGCATCTACTGGCACAAGTCAGTTGGAGGATTTGCTGGGTTGGCTACTGTTGGCCCTAACGATCAATGTAGAATTGGTGCGCAGGTCAGCCAGATTGAACTGCGTGGCATCTGCTCGGTTAGCGAAGTCGAGAGCCCTGCGGTAAAAGCGTGGGAGACGGCATCATGCGTATCCTAGCAGGAGAACTTCCTTCTTGGGCAGTTGGCTACGGCTCCGGCTCCGGCTCCGGCTACGGCTCCGGCTCCGGCTCCGGCTCCGGCTACGGCTCCGGCTCCGGCTCCGGCTCCGGCTCCGGCTCCGGCTACGGCTCCAGCTACGGAGACGGCTACGGCTCCGGCTACGGCTCCGGCTACGGAGACGGCTCCAGCGAGCAGTAAAGGTAGTATGATTGCAGTGGAGGGGATTTAGATGGCAGAGCAACCGCTGAGATTTAACACCATGCAGGGACTCATTCGACATACAGGTGGCAATGGCATCATGTTGAATGGCGTCAACTTTGAAGTCCCAGCGGGAGGCTTCACATTCGTAGGAATCGAGCTTGTCATCGCTGGGAATATGATGATGCCGAAGGTGCGCGAGTTGACAGGGCCAATGGCTGAACGCTACGGCGCGATGCGATTCGGAGAAGAACAGCTGCAGAATGTGATACAGCAATCAGCTATGGCCGGAGGAATGGATGTGCCGTTTATGTTCTCGTTCGACAGACCGAGGCCAAAGACATCAGTGAACTGAAATGTCGTCGGCCATGATGTGGTCGTGCCGTAAAAGCCTTGCGCCTCGCTTGTCGCAGGGGCACGCCACGGAATGAGTCGACAACCTCCAAGGAGGGCGGCGTAGGAAGAGAGCCCGCGCCGTCACTCCTGCATATATGAAGGAGTGTGATGATGCCTAAGACTGCAGAGAAGCCAGCACTCAGCGAACGTGACTGGGAAGAAGACACCAAGCACCACCATGGGCGCCACAAGAATCGGTGCGTTGTGTGTGGGCATACGTTCATCGGCTACAGGCGCCGCCACATCTGCAAGAAGTGTATAACGGACTGGCGGAAATGAATTGCATCGTCGCGCACAAGAATCTTGACGACTTCGATCCTGGGAAGATAAGAGCAGTGTGGAATAATCGAAGAATCCATCCTGTCCGATGGTGGCGTACACGATCGAAGTACGGTGTGAGCGTTGAGACAACCGACGGGGAGAAGGTGTCTGGTAAATTCATAGTAGTCCTGACGGTATCTGAGTTCGATCAGTGGAGGGAGCGTCATGCCTAAGCCGAGAGCCACGAAAGAGATCAAGACTGCGAAGGTAGCGTTAGAGCAAGAGATAAGTGATGCCATGCACGTCATTACAAGCAAATTCCATGCTAAGTATCCTGGATGGATTGTCACTGATTCAGATCTTGGCATCATTGATGTGTCGACGCGTGATAGACAGGAGAGGATGACAGCCTCGTCTCGAGTAGAGCTCACAAAGACTGATATGTCGATGAAGATCTGCAAGGGCAATCAGGTCAAGGATATGAAATCGTGAAGAGGCATGGTGTGCCAAACACAATCTCTCATTTCCCAGGATGGTATACCCATAAGGCGTTCAAGATTAGCAGTTGGGCGAGGATAGATGGAGTAATCTATGTTGAATGCGAGAAGCCGTTTGAATGGGGCGAAGGCGGAACAGTTGATGAAGCAGTTGCTTCTCTGAAGGAGAATCTGTCGGATCATCTTAGGATGCTACTGGAGGACAAAGACACGCTTGCTAAATGTGCTCAAGAAACGTTGTCTCAATTCATGGACGATCATCAATGCGAGAGATGTAGCGAGACGTTCTCAAATGCCAGCGACATGATTGTCGAGTTAAGAAAGATCAAGGAGCTCAAATGAAAATTGAATTGGAGTACATCGTCAAGTTCGTCGTCTTCATGGTGTGGTTTGCGATGATGGCTGATGCTCTGGGGAGACTGTGATGGCTGAGAAACTGAAGCCGTGTCCGTTTTGTGGTGCCTTTGCCAAAGCAATCATTGATCCAGGATGTCCTTGGGTTGTGACCAAATGCACTCAGTGTGGGGCAGAATCAAATCTAATGATGGAGAACGCCAGATATCAGGACAATGAAATGGCGGCAATAGCCGCCTGGAACAACCGCGCTGGCCGCAACGAGACAATCGAGGAGTGCGCGAAGACGTGTGAACAGATGGTGAAGGAAATTGTTTGCCCCGAAGAATGTGCTGCTGCGATACGAGATATGAAGGAGTAATAATGGGATGGGATCAACAGAAGTGTGATGCTGCTGCAGAGAACATGACAAATGTGTTGTTCCTATCGTCTAATCAGGAACGCGATTTGAAGATTGCAGCAGCAGTATCAACGCTGACAGAGGCTCTTGGCTCAACTTGTAACGTTGAGATCAATGCAGAATATGGGGTCAAGCAAGTCGATCCAGTAGATGGGTGGCGTAACTACGAAAGGGATCCTAGTGGCAACAAGGTAATAATCACGATCACGGTAAAGAAATGAACAATCCTCCGGCGTTATCACCTCACATGATTACCGAGTGTAGATTTGCACTCAGCGCCGGAGGTATCTGTGAACATGGTGATTGCTCTTATGTGCATCACCTATTACACTTAATGCGGAAATGGAGATGATCTGAATGGCGAAGAAATTGATGCAAACGGCGACTATCTACGTGCCTCAGAAGAAAGTCGAAGAGAGGCTGATCGAGCGAATGATTGCGGTCGGCGCGAAGAAGGATCGATCGTTTAACTACGTTTTGTTGAAAGCGATCGAGGAGTATCTTGAAAAAGAGGAATCACAAGGAGCGTGAACGTGGCTAAGGATGAAAAGATTGCATCTGAAGTAGCAACTGGCGGAACGACATCGGCGGAGAAGACTCCATGGCAGCTACAGAATGAGATAGACAAGCTGGAGCAGCAAATAGAATCACTGAGGGCGCAGAACGCATTGCCGTTGACTGGCCTTGAGATCATGCAACTGCGAACCGTCCTGGCTGACAAGAAGGAGAAGCTAGGAGATCATGACGCTGTGATTGCTGGGATCGAATTGATTGCCAAGCTGGACGCATATCTGAATCCAGAGTTGCCGTTTAACGCTGGCGATGGAACGTCTTCTGTGTCGATGCCGCTTGATGGCGTGACGGCGCAATAAGATTCATTGAGTAGAAGATGGCGGCATACCTCCTGCGTAGTACAGCGGGAGGACTGCTGCTGAAGGAGTAGACATGGCCGTAGCACCAGACATGGAACGGACATCGGCAACTGTTCCCAAAGAGCATGTCGAGTTCTATAAAGCAGAAGTGAAGAGACTGCGGATACTTGGCGAACGAACATCAGTGGCTGAACTTGTCAGAGAGGCGATCGCAAGAGATGTCAAACGGATCCAGAGGAAGCGATAGCTGATGGCGGAAGAATGGAGATCAGTCGTTGGGTACGAGGGATGGTACGAGGTTAGCAATCTCGGGCGGATACGAAATGTGAAGAAGAGGCAAGGTACTGTTGTTGGCAGGATGATGAGTCCATCAACGAATCGACATGGATATTCATACGTGTGTCTCCGTCAAGATAATGAACAGAAGACAGCATTAGTTCATCGCGTAGTGATGGCTGCATTTGTAGGCCCATGCCCAGATGGATTAGAAACAAACCATAAAGATGGAATCAAAGGAAACTGCCAACGGTCGAATCTTGAGTATACGACTTCTTCAGAGAATCAAAGACATGCGTATAGACTCGGACTGAAAACTCCATGGGATGAGAGAGGAGAAAAGAACCCCTACGCTAAACTTACCGAGAGCAAGATCCACAATATCCGCAGAAGGCTAAAGCACGAAACGCAGACAGCTATTGCTAAGAGCGTCGGGATGTCTAGGGCTGCTATAGGGCTTATCGCAAATGGAAAAACATGGGGATGGCTAGAAGAGGAGCCAGTGTGACTAGACAGACGTTTTCAGGAAAAGAGGCAATTGCTGCATCGCGTGCGAAAGCCGGTGCGAATGCGTATCAGTGGGCAAATTCCTATCGGGTCATGCCCGATGGATGCACCTACTCGCTATTTAATCCTGATCGGTATATGGAATACCTATATGAGATATATATTGAAGCATCTCGTCTTAGAATCCCAGGTGGTAGAATAACTGTAATGAAGAGCGTTCAGACCGGGTTCTCAGAATGGGCAATCAATATGGCATTATGGTTCATGGATGTGAAGAAAGAACCCTGCCTGTACATGCTTCAGACGGACAAGCAGTTAGGTCCATTCGTACTCGCTAGGCTAGACCCTGCGATTGAGATCTCACCATATATCAGAGAAGGATTCTCTGGAGAGGCTGATAGTGTTGGGCTAAAGATCGGATGGAAGCAACCAATATACTTCCGTGGTGCGAAGTCCCCAGGAAGCTTGGTTGAGTTCTCTGTCGGAATGGTAGTGCAGGACGAGAAAGACCAGATGGAGCCATTGGGCGTTGCTGCATCTCAAGGGCGTCTACAGGGAAGGAAACACAAATGGGTGCTGCGACTCTCTAACCCATCGATACCGGAACACGGCATTCACATCGATTACCTGGAAGGATCAAAGGGCGAACATGCTCTGTGGTGTGAGAAGTGCCAAGAGTACAAGGTCCCGAGGTGGCCTGACAGCGCGAACGTAAATCATCCGTATGATGTCATGTGCCCAGACTACGATCACGTCCTAGACAAGAAAAACGGTAAATGGATACACGAAGAGCCTGAGAATCCTCACAAGTCCTATTCAATGGGGCATTTTGCATCACCGACAGTACAGCCGATTGAAATGCTCGAGGAGTGGGAACTCATCCGAGGGGATCCTACGAAGATGGGCGCATTCTACAATCTACGGCTTGGACTTCCTTGGGCAGAGGCTGGAACGCGAATCACAGACGTATCAGGCTTGCCATCGATGGGAGAGATGATCCCTTCCTACGATCGACAGAGCGTGATGGGCGTCGACGTAGGGACATTGCTCCATGTTGTAGTAAGGCGATCGTATGGCGGCATCTTGTGGGCAGGGAATCTTGTTGGGAATACTCAGTGGGAAGAGCTCGGAAGAATGATGCACGCATACAATGTTGACCATTGCGCGATCGATGTCCGACCTGAGACAACGAAAGCCTCAGAGTTCGCAAGGCTATTCCCAGGAAGAGTCACTCTGGTCGAGTACAACCCCAATCCTATGGCCACGGAGGAGAAGTACGGGGAAAAGAACGGAGTACCTCTGTACAGCGGCCTGAGGACACCGATGATCGACAATGCAGTGGCGAAGATTCTTTCTAAGACTGAGGGAGTTCCGTCGAATCTACCGACAGACTTCTGGGACCACTTCAGGGCAGTATCAAGACAGTACGTGACGAGGGCGGACGGGGCTGTATACGTATCGTATGTGCATACGAAGCCTGACCATTACGTCCATGCGTTCAACTACGCGGTATTTGCAGGGAGCCGATTCGAAGGCTCTGACGGTGAGAGGACACAGTTCTTCAGCCCGAGAGGGAGGGGGAGACGATGAGCGAATGGGAGGCAGCAACGCCACTTGAGGTTGGACAATTCTACACGATCGATGGCGAACGTCGGCAGTGCATCAGTGGAGGTATGAACATGAATAAAGCGTGGATGAGAGATAAAGAAACGCGAGATAAAGTTGCCAGCGATATCCTTGTTTATGGGGGCGGATACGTGGTGGAGAACAAAGATGGATCGTGTCCGATTAGAATCCATCCAGAAAGAATGGTCGCTATCCTAGACAAGAAAACGCACAAACCTATCGCGTATCGAACTGTGATAATGGGGCATGAAGTTACATACGAGCTAGAGAACGTATGGCACGGGCGGCTTACTGTAGAGGGAGATGAATCATGAAACTGACGAAAGGCACGATACTGAAGGCGAAGGGCGGGTGGGACGCAGAGGTCGTTTGGGTAAGAACGATTGAGGGACACGGATTCTACGCGGTGCATAGACCAGGAGAAACGGATCCTACCTGCCCTGAGTCATGTCCAGTATGGCACAGGGCGAATGGCCATGCACATAGCCAGTTTGGTGTGCTGGAACCTCCATGTTACGGTGCTGGCCATCCGGCAGATCTTGAGATGGGGGATTACGAGCTATGAAACTGAAGAGATTCAGCGCGGTCGTGGTACTGGCATTAGTGGCTATCATGCTTGTGAGTTGTATGGGGCAACGAGCGATCAGAGAAGGGATAAATACAGTATTCCCGAATGCGGATGGAATTCTTGGAGTAGACGACAATAATGAACTTTGGATGGTGCAAACGGAGGCAGAAGTGCTACTGGTCAAGTACATCCGAGGAAGTTATGGAGAGATGGAGAACTCGTTCAAAATACTGGCGCGAATGGAGATCGGACTATGAAATACATAAGAGGGCAAGACGGCGGCATTTATTCTGTGTCACGTCTGAAGCCTCCATGCAGGCATACGCATGAAGGTGAAGCGATCTGGCGCATGTCTGTTGTGACGTGGAGCGGCGAGTACATCACGTATGCGACGTTCAGAACTGAGGCCCTGGCGATCAAGGCATACAAGTCTATGACAGATTTCATGCTCAGTTTCCAGAATATGATCGTCTTCAGACTAGGCGTTGACGGTGAAGCACCTACCTTGATAACTAAGGGGCAGTTAGATTGCACGGCTGTTGGGCCTGGAGGCACAGAGATTTATGGAAGGAGACAGGAATGACGACACCGCTTGATACGCTGTATAGCATTGGGAAGCTGTTCGTTTTCTTCGGCGCTGCGATGTTCGTGTGGCTGTCGATTCTTGGACAGCAGACGTACTGGATGCGTGCTAGGAACACTAAGATGAAGGATCTGCCGAAGAAGTATCGATTCTTGGCGAAGGCAGCTTACTACGAGTGCTGGTTCTTTGCCGGCTGGTTCGTGATATTCGTAACGGTGGCACTGTGCCGAGTTCTTTGGCGACTGGTAACTGTTGGGTGGTGATGAAGATGAAAGTCCACATCAAGAAATCGGAGGCAGCGGCGTTATTGGTCCCTATTGGTCATGCGTGGGATTCTGGCGTGTTCTGTCCTTCATGGAAGGATGTTGATGTTGTCAAGCGGATATTTATTAACTGGCCTGAGTTGCTAACGGAAGGATGGGATTGGCTTCTGCCGTTGATGGCTGGCAAGGATAACGATAAGGAGAATCATGAGTGACGCAACCAAATTAAGGAACAAAGAGGTATTGGACCTATGCAGGAACTTCCTCGACGCAGTTCAGAAACGTGAAGATTGGCATCCGTTCGCGCAGTTGGGAGCCCGACAGAAGAAATCACCGCCAAATATCCCAGCATTCCAGTCGTTCAAGGTGCTGATGACGCAGCATCCTGGTAAGGGATTTGATGACGATCAGATGCGAACCGTCTGGATTGAGATCACGCTTGGAGGGAACGAGAGGCTGAAGCTGCAGAGAGTCCCTGCGAAGCTGCTGGCCGTCAGAGAGATTGGCTGGGAGCAGTGTGACCGCTGTGAAGGTGAAGGAAGCACTGAGGAAGAAGAAGTCTGTGATAAGTGCAGAGGCACTGGCAAGGTAGAGATACAGCCTCCGAGGATTCCTCAGAAGGGGACTGATACCTATGAGTACGACAACGAACATGCTGTTTGGGGTATCTGCCCGACGAGTTTCAAGTGGCGTGAGGGTGAGCGAAGGCTCGTCAAACTGTAATGGCGTTGAGTCGTGATCAGATAAGGCAGTTGTCCATTGAGACGAGCATGGTAGCTGTGCAAAATGTCTCATTTATTGGACATACTGGCCTTATCACATTGAAGATGCACAACGGAATTGTTCAGAGGGTGTGGGCTGGTACTCCTGCAGGCTTGCTATTATGGGTCCAGGGGCAGCAATTGATCCACCTTGTGCCTAACGCGGAGTTGCCGCTGAAGCATTGATGAGGAGTGGTTCTAGATGAAAGAGCAGCGTATCCCTATGTCGGGTGGTGACGAATACGATGCGCTTACGCAGTGGAAGAACGTCTGTTATTGGCAATCAGGTGAGCGCAAACGGATCAAGCGCAAATACCGGAAGCGCGTCAGGCGGCTATGGCGTGAAAACCGCAACCGGAAAAACACGTAGAGGCTATTGACATCTACCATGTAAGTCGCTAGACTGTCCTTGACGTGAGAAAACACAAGGATACGGCATTACCTATATTTGGCGGCACGGAGGGGGCCATCAGTGCCCAACCAAGTCTCACGTCACTCCGTGTCGCTGATGAATTGATCGACAAGAAAGCCAAGAGACGTGCCTACTACGCAAAGAACCGAGAGAAGATTCTCGCTCAAAGGACCGCCAGGTATGCAGCAAATCCCGAGAAGCTCATCGCTCGCCAGAAAGCATACAACGATACACACAAGGAAGAGGTACATGCCTATCAAGTGGCATATCGAGCGTCTCACAAGGAACAGCGCCACGCATACTACGCCGCTCATCTGCCAGAAAACGCAGCATATGCGTCAGTACGAAGAGCTAGGATAGCTGGCTCAATCATCGGTGATCGCGCAGAGATTGCTGAGATTTATCGCAAGGCGAAGGAAGATCCTAAAGTGCGATGCTATATCTGCAACAAGATGATTCGTATGGGTGACAGGCATGTAGATCACATTTTCCCAGTTAGCAAAGGATTCCCAACAAGGCCATCTAATTTAGCAATCGCGTGCAGCAGATGCAATCGGGCAAAAGGCGCGAAGCATCCTAACGAACTAGGAATGCTGATATGATAGATGAGTAGGCTATTGACATAAGAGGCAGAATGCTGTAGGTTGTAGTCGAGCAAGTATACGAAGGCTCCTGGCGAACAAAACGTTCGTCGAGGAGTCTCTTTGTTTTTCAGGAGGGCAAGATGGCGGATACAGCGACGTCTACACCAGTAGAATCAGGCGACAACATATCTAATCAGCAGTCAGGAAAACCTCGAGCGATGTTGTCGACATTCGTTGCCAACGATACCGATTTCCATTTCATGGAAGTCGATATGAGCGTGAATGGTGGATTGACTTATGGTGCAACGAATCCCAGCAACCAGATCCTGACGATCACTCTCTACGGAGCATTCGAATCCGGCGTTGATCCAGCAGGAGCAGCAGCATTCCCAATCGATATTACTGGATTCACTGTTCCTGCGGGTGAATCAGAGTACACGACCACAACCGATAAATTCCCATTTTATCTCATCAGATGCACATTCGCTGTGGTTCCTGACGGCAAAACAGTGACGATCAAGACTTGCAGTTGGGAAACGAACTAGGGAGGAGACATGGCGGGATTCGGAGCGGTAGGTAAATCGGCACAGAATCTAGGGTTTCTCATGGCGACTGCCGATGCGTCGCTTCTTCACGTTATTGACGACAGCGCGATGGCACAGCTATTAGCAATCGGTGGAGACGCATCTGACTTCGACGACACGACCGACTCTCTTGAAGCAATCTCCAACGCGATCTCTGCTATTCCTGGCGGAACGTGTGATGCCTTCCTAGCGTCTGTAGGCGGTCTCCTTACCACAGCAGCGGCAACAGGGGCTGTAGGTGTAGGTACGACGCTAATGGGCTATGAGAAGCAGATAGTAACCGCCATCCTCGATGGAACGTATGGCCTCTCTGCACTACAGGTTGATATATCGGGAATACCGACAACGATGGTAGGCACGAACTCATCCTTCCTGGAATCGGTCGGCGGTCTTCTGACCACAGTGGCAGCGACGGGGGCTGTCGACACCGCAACTCCAATGATGGGATATATGAAGCAGGTCGTAA